GCAAAGCGTGACTGCGGCAGACAACGCCGCCAACAACGCCGCGTCCATTGCCAACAACGCAAAAGACACGGCGAACGGCGCAATGGATAATACGCAAAAGCTAAAAGCGCGGGTTACATCGCTCGAGCAACAAGTGGCAACAATGCAAAATCAAATCAATCAGCTCCTTACGCCAAATCAGGTTGCCGACCTCGTCTGGGCAAAGGTATGGGACGCTAACTACCAAATCCGTATGGGATTTATTGCGGGCAAGTCATCAATTCAACAGGTGCAAGACTACTTGGTTGACTTAGCCAGCTACATCAAGCGCATTGTCAAACTGTGATATACTAAATCTTGCATGGTCCCTGACTCCCATACCGAAGCCCCCACGACGCGCCATCATCGTGAGGGCTTTGCTTTGCCCTTGACACCCCCCTGACAATAGAAGTAAGGGAGGAATATTTCTATGCCATATCCCGTCGATACCGTGCCCGCACTCAGTCAAGGCGGTGTCCGTCCGCAGCCACCCCAGGTCGTCGTCTTGCATCACACCGGCTCGGCTGGGTCTTCGTTTAGCCAGATAGAGTACCTGCGGAATAATTCTCGTGGCGTCTCGATACACTGCATCATTGCCAAGGACGGACGGCGTACCCGCATGGTTGACGATTCATGCATCGCCTTTCACGTTGGCTTTAGCGCCATTGGGAGCTTGGGTAATCGCAGTGCTAATGCGATGTCGCTGGGTATCGAGATTATGAACAGCGGCTCCAAAACGGTGCCCGATCCGTATCCGCACGACCAAGTCGACAGCGTCGCCGAGCAGGTTGCCATCTGGCTTAAGAAGTTCCCGACAATTCAGATGATTACGCCGCACGCCGGAATTGACACCAAGGGAAAATACGACCCCTACGCTTTTCCGTGGGATGTCTTCTGGAAGCTACTGAGTTTACACAGGGGAGTAACAGGATGACCACACCGCCCCAAAACGTTGACGTCGCCATCGCAGAGATAGGCAAAGATATCAAGTACATCGTCAAGCGTTTAGACGATGGCGCCCTGCGCTTCGACATGATTGAGGCACGGGTATCGAAGTTAGAAGACCACATAAACCGACTCTATGGAGGCTTAGTGTTGGCCAGCGTAATCGTACCAGTCGCCCTTCGAATAATGGAGAAATAACTATGAAACCGTGGTATGAATCAAAGACCCTATGGTTTAACGTGTTCGCCTTGCTCGCCGTCGTTATTGGCACGCTGACCCAGTGGCCCGAGCTTGTCAGTATCTATCCTCAGCTAACGGCTGCGCTGTCCATCGTGAATATGATTCTTCGCTTTATGACATATCAGGCAATCGGCAATGGCGACACCACGACAGAAGATTGACGTCGTCAAGTTAAAGTTTGCCGACCTCCTCGAAGCCGTCGCTGAGATTGGGCTAACAAGCCTCGCCTGCGAAAAGGTTGGCGTCGACAAAAAGACCATGTGGCGTCAAGCGCAGGTCGACCCTGATTTTGCCGAGCAATTACAGCATGCGCGCGAAGTCGGCAAAGCCAAGCGCCTCGAGTACTTAGAAGACATCGCTTACCGCATGGCGCCAACCAATCCGACCATGGTCATGTTCCTGCTAAAGAAGCTCGACCCGAGCTACAGAGAATCCTACAATGTCACTTCGTCCGCTACTCCTACCAACTACACAATCGACCTCAGCTTGCCCACCGGTGACGATACGCCACACGACGCAGACCAAAGCCCAGCAAAGATTCTGGAGTGATGCGTCGCGCTTCCGTATGTTCATCGGTGGGCGTGGCTCAGGCAAGACACGAGCCGGCGCAGTGGAAGCGTTACGCCAGCCGGAGGGATCGCTTGGCCTCATCATTGCCCCGACGTACCCGATGCTAAAGCTTGGCGCAATGGAGACCATACTAAGTTTAGTAGCGTCGGCTGGCATTGCGACGTCATGGAATAAGTCAGATAAAGAACTGCGCTTGCTTGGTGACCGCACCATAATCTTCCGCAGTGCCGATAATCCCGACGCCTTGCGTGGTGCCAATGCATCGTGGCTTTGGCTGGACGAGGCGGCGATGATGACGGAGGACACGTGGCCAACATCCATCGCCACCCTTCGTCGTGCACCGGGTCGGGCATGGGTCACCACGACGCCACGTGGCAAGAATTGGCTATATGACGTGTGGCAAAACGGCGGCGCAGACTACACAGTGACCCAAGCTAAATCCACGGACAATCCGTTCTTGCCCAGTCACTTCATCGAGACGCTACGGCAGTCTATGACAAGCGAGATGTACCGCCAAGAAGTTGACGGTCAATTCATTGACCCCATCGGCGCAATGTTTCAGCGTCACTGGCTCGGCGTCGTGCCTCGTGCGCCGGAGGGCTTAAAGTGGTTTCGCTATTGGGACTTAGCCGCCTCCACCAAGACAAGCGCAGACTACACCGCCTCTATCCGTGCTGCCCTTGGTGATGACGGCGTGGTCTATCTTGACGCAGGCATTCACATCAAAGCGGAGTGGCCAGACGTCCGCAAAGTCATCGTCTCCACGATGCACAGCGAAGCCGGCACGCAGGTCGGCATCGAGGAAGCGATACACGGCTTAGCGGCAATTCAGGAACTGCGCCGTATGCCGGAGATATCCGGCGTGACCCTCAAAGGAATCAGAGTGGACAAAGACAAGCAAAGCCGAGCGATGCCATGGGCGGCGCGGGCCGAGGGTGGCAAGGTGCGCTTAGTCGCCGGCGCATGGAATCGACAATTCATCGACGAGGTCGTCGGCTTCCCCTCATCACCGCATGACGACTACGTAGACGCCGCCTCGGGCGCCGTGGCGATGATGAGTAAGCCTAGAGTATCATGGGGGTTTGCGTAATGCCTATTGTTGGATATCCGGGCTGGGTTGACGCCCTAAGAAACGGTGAGCAACTCAACAGCACCATCGACGCCTATAACTCCGTGCCGATGTTGTATCGTGCCGTTAATCTGCGGTGCGATGCCATTAGCTCCGTGCCGTACCGTATTAACCGAGGCGACACCGAGGTGGAATGGCCATGGAGTCAAAGTTTCAATCAGCTCATCAAAGAGACCGAGCGAGCTTTGCTTTTGACGGGGTCGGCGTTTTGGCTGAAGCTCAAAAAGGGCAACGTCCTCACCGGCTTCCAAGCGTTGAATCCGCAGACGGTCATGGTCAAATTCGATGCCAGTCAAGCGGTGGCAGGGAATCCCTATGCCGGGATTACGTTTACCCAGCAATTCCGTGGTGTGACCTTCGGACCGTGGACGGTAGACGACGTCGTCTACTTTCGTGAGCCATCGATGACCGACGAAATCGGACCCGGTCTTGCACCAGCGCGCGTCGCCCTGCAAAGTGCACAACTTGCTCACTACTTGGAACGCTTCGCCTCTCACTTCTTTGAGGGCGGTGCCCAACCGGTGACAATTATGAATCTACCTGAGAATATGGACGAAGCGGAGTTCCAGAGATTCAAAGGAGAATGGGGGAAATTCAGTGGAGTGGTTAACGCCTTTCGCACCGCCTTTGTGCGCTCACCCGAAATCAAAGCAACGGTTATTACGCCGCCGATCAAAGACCTTATGCTGCCCGAGCTTCAAGAGCGGGTCATCACCACTATCAGCATGACGCTCGGTGTGCCTCGGACAATGCTTGAAGCCAGCGCCGCCAACTATGCGACCGCAGACTCCGACCGTCAAAGTTTTTGGCGAGAGACGATTGTGCCACGGCTTAACTTGTACGAACACGTCATCAATACGCAACTCTTTGCGCCCATTGGCTACGAACTTGTATATCACCCTGATGAGCTTGATGTCATGCAGGCCGACGAAGCCGCCCGCGCTGGCTCGCTCAAGATGCTCGTTGAGGCAGGGATGCCGCTCCGTGGCGCAATGCAAACGCTGGGCTATAAGAACATCGATGAAACATTGGCGATGACTGGGCCCGAGACGACGACACCCGAAGCCGTGCCACTGCCGACCGAAGTGGGCGACAACGTGGAGCCGACGGCAAGCAATGAGCCAGCCCAAGCCGTACCCATTGCCGCCCGCAGTGTGGAGTTTGGACTACTCGCAAAAAAAATGGAGCGGCGCATTAAGTCGGGGCGTGACCCTCGCTGCTCTTTTACCTCCGACGTTATCACCGCCGACGAAGTCAAATCGGTGATGGCTCGGCTTAGCCCCGACTCCACCGTGTCCGACGTGGCGAATGTCGTCGCTCAGGTCAAAGCCGTCGACGATATGACTCCGGACGAACGACGCATCTACAACGCCATCGCGCCGGAACTCGCCAAGCGTGGTCAAGCGTGGGCTCGAGCAATTACGCAGAATAAGGAAGTAGACCCCACGTTAAAAGACGTCATTGCGCCGGTACTGAACGCCGAGCTGGCGACGCAGATGGGCAAGCGCATCGACACGCTAGGGACGCAGTTCAATATTCCCATGGACACCAACGAAGAGTCGGAGCGCGTCACCGATTGGCTTAGCGACTACGTGCCAAAGACGACGGCGAAGATTGACCAAACCACCGCAGACCGCATTAAGCCCATCATCGAAACATACCGCAAAACACCGGGCATGACGATTGATGACTTGACCGCCATGATGCGTCCATTGTCAGACCCGGCAAGAGCGCGGATGATCGCCGTGACCGAAACGACGCGCGCCGCCGCCCAAGCTACGGTGGAATATCAGCAGTACCTCGGCAAGGCAGGGATTACGATGATTCGGGTATGGAATACCGACGCCGACGAGAAGGTCTGTCCGATATGCACCGGCGAGGCGTACGGAGTCAACCTCAACGGCATGACGGAGGATGAGTGGCCACCAGAGGTCGCCAGTGGCCCGCCCGCCCACGTCAACTGTCGTTGTGATACGTCGTTGCGCTTGGTGCGCCCATGATTAAAACCGACGTCGAAATAATCAACCGCATCTCTACCGCAGCAATCCTCGACGCCTGCCGAGTCGTCACGCTGGCCTACGCCGTCGTTGTGCAAGGGCAACTTAACGAAGACAAGCCACCGCCGCCAAAGCGTGGCTCGATGAAGTGGAAGTCTGAGAAACAACGGCGCTTTGTCATGATGATGTGGAAGCGTGGGCAACTCCGCATCCCATATCTTCGTGGCACCGGCAACGGACTCAACGGCAGCGAAACACTCAACCGGAGCTACCGGGTTGACCTTGACGGCGACACCGCAGTCCTCATGTCGGCGGCGTCCTATGCGCCGTATGTCGTCGGTGACCAACAAGCCGAGATTCATAAAGGACGATGGAAGACGGCGAGAGACGCCGCCGCCATTGTGCATCAACGGGGTGACCTGCAAACCATCGCCGACCAAGCCTTCGCACAGTTCAAACCATAGGAGATACGATGAACGACTTAATTGCCACGCTTCGCACGTTGCTCGCTCAGACCCTCTTCGCCTACTACAAGGCGCACGCCTCGCATTGGAATGTCACCGGTGCAGATTTCCCCCAGTATCACGAGTTCCTCGGCGATACCTACCAACAACTCTTCGACGCCATCGACGGCATCGGCGAAATTATCCGAAGCCTTGGCGCCAAAGCACCGGCGACGCTTGCCACGCTGGCGACGATGCAACCCATTGACCCGGCGACGGAAGACGATGGGTTGCCCGCAATGATTGCTCAGCTCAAGGCGACGAACGACCTCATCATGGTGACGGTGCGCCAAGGAATCACACAATCAGACACCGAGCCAGCGGTGCAAAACTTTTTGCAAGACCGCTTGATGGCGCATCAAAAACTCGGCTGGATGCTTAGCGCAATTTTGTCCTAGGAGGAATCATGGCAGACAGCTACACGCCACCGGCGTCGGTCGCTGAGAACGCACGGCGAGCGCTCGACATCCGCAAAGCCAAGCCACCATCACAGCGTGGCATGACGCCGGTCGGCATCGCACGAGCGACACAACTTGCCAGCCGCAGTCCGGTGTCGCTTGACACGATACAGCGCATGGCGTCCTACTTCGCCCGTCACGCAGTCGACAAACAGGGGTCGACGTGGTCGGAGCAAGGCAAGGGTTGGCAAGCATGGATGGGCTGGGGCGGCGACGAGGGGCGCACGTGGGCAAACAGTATTTTAGCACAACAGGAGAAATCAATGCAGAAGTCTTTCAAGGCAGGGTCACGACATAGCGCCGCCGATCAACAACTTATCACCAAGGCGCACGGCTATGCGAAGTCGATGATGGAAACCATGGTGCAACTCGGTCACGCCGAAGTTGACCCCGACCCCACCAAGGCAGTCAAAGTCCTGACGCCGGAGGGACTGAGCCCACGCCAAGATGCCATGGTCGCCGCCTATACGAACATCGTGGCGACGTCGGGCAAGTTTAGTACCGGCATCAGCGAAAGCGGCGCCCACTACTGTGCCGATTCACCATGGGACGACGAGGGCATGGTCTGCGCGAACTGTGTCTTTTACCAAGGCGGGGCGTGTCAGCTCGTTGAGGGCATGATTGACCCTGAGGGAATTTGCAAGCTATGGGTTATCCCGGAAAAGTCCTTAGT